GCCGGCGTCGATGATCTTGCCCTCGCGGGCGTTGAGATCGCCCCCGCTGGCCCAGATGCCGAGCGCGTCCTCGTTGACGTCGTAGACGTTGTTCAGCCGCACCCAGTGCATGTTGCCGCCGACCGCGTTCTCCGGGCGGATTCCGTTGCCGCCGTCGACATAGAAGTGGATGCGCTGGCGGATGCGGTCGTCGAACGATTGCTCGACTCGTGCGCGCTCCGCACCCTGCATCCCGGTGCCGTACTTGCTGGACTCGAGCCGGGTCTGTGGGCGGGGCGAGTAGTGGATCGCGAAGACGGACGTTGCGCCGTCGCGCGCTACACCGTACTCGGGGACGGGGCGAGCGGATCCTTGGTTGAGGGTGCCCCCTGAAACTCCCGATACGCCGCGACGGCGACGCGCGCCGCCTGCTCCAGCTCCGGGTCCACGTACCCCGGCGCCATCCCCTGCTGCGCCAGATACGCCTCCTCCGTCACCGGCAGGCCGGCTGCCAGCAGTGCCTGTATCGTCGCGTCCGTACCAAGTCGGCGGCGAAATTCCTCCGGCAAGTCCGAGTACTCCAGCGCGGGTTTCATCAAGGGTAGCCTTTCCATCTTTGTAATTTTGCCACAGCTGCGTGACCGCTGCTTTGTTTTTCTTGGTCTTGAACTTCGCGGCAAAGAGCCCGCGCACAGCTTCCCATGTTATCGACTGCATCTCCCGGGGGAGCACGCCGCGGTCGGCGGCTGCGCGCCGGTACGCTTCCGCGTACAGTGCGTACGTGCCTGACAGGCCGAGGTTCGCGTTCTGCCCGGCGCCCGGAACCCCTTTGATGGACGAGCCAAGGTTGTGCGCCACCTCAAGGTCCGACCCCGCCAGCGGGCGCAGAAGAGCTGCGGCGACAGCGTGAGTGTCGATTGTCACCTCCCCGTCAGGGGAGTTGGGGTCGAAGATGTTGTTGTAGAAGTTGCGGACCTTGTGCATCGCGCCGAGGTTGTCGCTGATGACAGCCGGCGACGCATTTACCACGACGTTGATTGCGTGTTGAATGAACACGAGCGGCGACCACATCGGCCCGCCGGCTTCCGCCCCGTCTAGGTTGGTCGCGGGGCCCAGCTCCTGCCCTTCCGGGGATAGGATGGGATAGCCCCGGGGGTTGTGCGCCTCGTCGTAGGCACGCAGCCACAGCGCGCGTACGGTGCCTTCTTGCGGCAGCTCCCTGAACGTCTTGCCCCGGGCGAGATCCAGCTCCACCTTGTATTTCGGTTCCGCGAAGATGCGCGCTGCGGTCGCTTCCATCTCCGGCGACCACGCAAAGTCCGAACGGTTTTTGATGACATCTATCACGCGCCGCGCGAGCGCGACGTTGGCGAACCAGTCCTTCTGCGGCGAGAGCGTCGCTATGGCAGCCGCAGCCGACTCGACAGGGATGCCGAACTCCTCAGCCCACTGCTCCGAGATGGCGCGGCCACCGTCGTACCAGAGGCGGCTGCGCTGCAAGACTTCATCGGGCACCTGATCGAAGAGCCACAGCAGATTGCCCCGCATCTCTTCGATGAAGAGTTCCGCCGCGTCCTCGGTCGGCAGGTCCTGCCCTGCAGTCGGGAAGTTAACGTACGTCTTCACCGCAGCAACAACCTTCTCAAACATCGCCGGGGCCTGCTTCAGTTCGTCGAGTCCGACGCGAAGCATTTGCGTCACCGGGTCTTCCGTTGCCTTGGCACCGGTTGGGAATCGCGTTCCCACGCGCTGCTCAAGCACCGGGCCCGCGCCTGCACCCTCGGTCGACACCCACTCGGGCAGCAGCGTGACCTTCTGGTCCGCGTACACCGTGTCGGCCGGGCCTGCCGTCTTGTTCTGCTCCGCGAACGGCCCGAAGTTGACCCACGAGTTCTGGCCGCGGGTCTCGGTGGTCATCGCGCGCCGCGCGAGCGGGGAGTACATTGCCGCGTGCGCGCGCCACGCGTTTTCTTCACCGTCGGCCCGGAAGCCGACCCCGTGCTTGATGTGCCCGAAATAATCGTGCACGACGCGGAAGACGTCGTTCACGAGCATCGGCACACCGTTGACGTCCACCTCGTTGGTCGGCTGCAGCATCGGGCTGCTGTCCGGGTCGAAGCCGCTGGACCCGAACCCGTCTGCGGTGGCGAACACCCAGAGATGATTGTTCTCTCGCACGTCGAGAATCGCGTTGCGCGGGTTGCCGTACGGGTCCTTGCCGTCGGTGATGAACTCGACCTTGAGCCCGGTCGCCTTGATCGCCTGATACTGGGCCAGCGTCTCGCGCACCATCGCGTCGTACGCTGCAGCAACCTCGGGGTCGTTCGGGCGGTGCTCCGCCTTGTCGAACTCCTCGGCAATGCGCCGGGCCCGGTCCGGGTCGACCTTCGCGTAGGTGGTTGGAGGTGCGTAGGGCAGGCCGGCTGCGCGCATGTACCGAACCGCCGCGTCGGCTGCCGCGGGCAGCGTGCCGAACGTGACGTCCCGGCCGTCGACTTTCACGGTAGCCGGCAGCCCCTGTAGGTCTGCGAAGGCCTGCTCCTCCTGCGTGAGCGTGGCATTCTCGATCTGCTCGCTGCTCAGGGTCACCTTGTACCGGCTGTACGCCTCGGCCGGAGCGATGCCCAGCTTGTCGGCCAGCGTGGTGTAGAAAGCCTGCAGCGGGGCCACGTACGCACGGGCCTGATCCCGCGTGATCGTCGGAACGGCGGTGAACATCCCCGTCAGCGTGTCGTTCAGTTCCTTGGCTGACGCGTTCCACGCGGTGTCCTGCGTCTTCTGCTCGGCCAACTTCTGGGCCGCCGCCTCGAATGCCTGCGACTGCGACTGGTAGAAGGTCTCGGCCTCCCGCACGCTGAGAGCGTTCTCGTCGGTGCGCAGCTCTGGCACCAGCTGCTGCTCCAGCGGGGTCCCCGCGATCTGGGTGAGCAGCTCCCCCACCGGCAGCTCGATCATCGCTCCTGCGACGATCTCGTCACGCTGGGCGGCCACCGACGGCATCAGTGCCTCGAGCTGCTGCTGCATCTCCGGGGTCAGCACGTTGCTGTCGAGGTACAGGGTGGTCGGTGCTCCGTTCTCTTCCTGCAGCGACTGCAGCAGGGTCGCCATCGTGGTCGCGTCGCGCTGCCGGACCTTCGACGCGGCAACGAACTTCGACATGTCCTGCAGCACCTTGCCAGCTGCGATCGCGCGCTCGGCTTCGGGCGCCGGCCCAACCAGCCCCTCGGCCAGCTTGACCACGCCGGCCATGGCGCCGCCGCCTACGACGGTAGCGATAAGCGTCTGGATCGCAGCCTCGCCTCGACCCTTGATCGAGAAGTACTGGTCCCACGTCATGCCCGGCAGAAACGCGGTATCGAGCGCGTCGCCGGCCAGCGTGGCAATCTGCTCCGACCCGATGTCGCGGAAGAGGTATCCGCCGATCAGCTTCGACAGGGCTTCCTTGCCCATCCGCTTCGCGAGGAATCCGATCGCCGGGATCTCGGTCAGAGTCTCGACGGCAGCTTGGCCCAGCCCGTACTGCAGCGAGTCACTGAACGACAGGCCCTGTGCGCTCGCCCGGGAGAAGGACGTCGGCAGCACCTGCGCGAACATCGGGGCGAGGGCGGCGGCGGTGACGCCCACTGCGCCCACCCCGGTGGCTGCCGCCGCCATCCCCGCAACCAGCCCGGGAAGGTTCTGGACTGCGCTCTCTGCGCCAGCATACGCACCGCCCACCAGCATGCGGTCCAGCCCTGATAGGTTCTCGAAGGTGGGGCGTGCGCGCTCGCCGCGTGCACGCAGCTCGGCCGAGCGCAGCGACGCGCGTGCGGCGTCCTCGGTGTCGCCCATGGCGCCAAACAGGATCTCCTTCGACCCTGACAGCATCTGGGGGAAGAGGTCCCGTGCAGCGACGCCAAGGCCGCGCAGGATGTTGTTGCGGTTCTGGTCTTGCCGTCGGTAGAGCGGCCCCAGCGTAGCCATCTCGCGGGCCTGCAGCTCGATGTCGACGACGTTGCGCAGGTCGTCCTGCATCAGGCGCGCGATGTTCGGGTCGCGCATCGCTGCAGCGCCGATCGCCGGTGCCGTCCGCACCGCCTCCTCGAACTCGCGGCGGGTGACCATCCTCGCCGCCTCTTCCGGGTTGCGGCTGCCAATGCCGATCGGCAGGCCGGCCTTGCGCGACGCCTCGATCCCGCGAGCCCACTGGTCCGGCGTCAGCTGCTGCGCGCCCTTGAGAGAAAGGGTCAGTCGCTCGTCGGGTGCCGCAACAGCGGGGGAGCCGACGATGTCGTCAAGGATTCGAGACACGTCACCTCGCGACCCCGAGCGTGCCGGAGCGGCAGCCGGCGTGGCGCCGCTCGTGACTTCATCGAGAATGCGGGAGATGTCGTTAGCCATTCGGGAGCGTCCTGCTGGATGCGCGTTCTTTGACGGCGCGGTCGATTGCCTGCTGCCGCTGCTGCGGCGTTAGCGTCACGCCCCGTCGGCGAGCGTCGTCGTCCACCTCGACAGCGACGCGGCGCGGATCCGTCGGCGGCAGCGAGTAGACCGGGCGTTGCCCGCCCCAGTTGCCCGGCCACAGGGAGGTGCCGGGAGTGGTGTCGATCGTCTGGAACATCATCCCTTCGACGATCTTGCGGGTCTCGTCGGGGTTGAGTGCGCGCCCGCGCGCGTTCGTCTCCAGCTGCAGCCGCTCCTCGACCGCGGTGCGCAAGTTCGAGATGATGCCGTTCTGCGTATCGCTGCGCTGGCTCGGGGTCTTGAACACCGGCAGGCCCGCCTCGTTGGCGATCGAGTTGAACATGTCATTGTCCAGCCGGGCCGCGACCTGCTTCTCGGGCTTGGCCTTCAGCGCCATGAACTTCACCCGATCGCTGCGGCTCAGGCCCGGGTGCGTGGCGAAGTTGATCGCGTCGAACGCCGGGGTGCCGATCTTCGAGAAGATGTCCTCGAGCACCTTGAGGTCGGACTTCGCCTCGGGGGCACCCTCGGCCCGGCGGCGCGCGTCGTCGGCGTCCTGCTGCGCCAGACGACGCAGGCGGGTCCGTGCGTTCGGGTCCATCGCCTCAAGCATCGACGTCGGGATTGCGCTGAACCGTCGGCCGCCGTTCTCGTACGCAGCGACCGCATCATCCTCCGCCCTGTCGCGCGCCCGCTTTAGTAACGCGTCGCGTTCTGCCATCCGGGTCTTGAAGTCCGTTATCGCGATGTCGCGCGCTTCGCCTTCGAGCTTGCCCCGGATGAAGTCGAGCGCCGCGCTATCGGACAGGCCTTGCTTCACCACGTCATCGACCGTGCGCTGCGCGGTAAGCTTGCGCTCGCCGGCCTTGAACAGCCCGGTGAAGGTGTCGTGCTCGCTGCCGCTGATCTGGTCCTTGTGCACCTCGAAGTACGACTTCGCCGCGTCCGGCATGTCGGCGTTGACGTAGTTCTGGACGATCTGCCGGTGGAAGACCGTCTGCGCCTCCATCTGCTTGACCGCAGTCACCTCGGGCGACCAGCCGTTGATGCGCGCCAACGTGGCGAGGTTCTCCTGCACGCTGCGCATGCTCTCGGTGCGGATGTTCGCGTCGCGGAAGTTGGCCGCCGCGTAGTTCGTCGCCGACACCACTGACGCCTGACCCGACTCGGTGGCCGACACCCGGTGCTGTTCGGATTCCCACCCTGCGATATTCGCCAGCGTCGAGCTGCGCGCGACCGCCGCGCGCTGCATGAACGCGCGCCGCTGCACCTCGTTTGTGAGCACGCTTTCCGTGTCGCGGATCTTCTTGTCCCACCACTCCTCCGCCTCGCGCACAAGCCCCTTCGCGTTCACGCCACGCCGTTCACGGGCCGACTGCAGGAGCTTGGTCGCCTCGTCGCGCATGCCGGTCTCGGCCCGGAAGACCACGTCCATGTTCTCGCGGTCTTGCATCTGCTCCGCGATCTTGAGCATGTCGCCGCCGACGGAGGATAGCGCCGCGCCCGTGCGCGCCTGCTGGACGGCACCGCCGCCCAACAGATCGGGCGTAGCGGTCGTGCTCTGCCGGGCGGCCGGAAGGATGCCCTGCTGGACCTGCAGCTCGTCGTATGTCGGGATGCGTGCCATCAGTTCTGGAACTCGCTGACCGGCAGGACACCGTAGTTGTCCGACTCGAAGTCGCCACCGTACGTCGGGCGCATCGTCGGCCTGTTGGTGAACACACCCTTCTCACTGAGTGCCATCCACTTCTCGGCGACCTTCCCCGCCCCGGTCAGCAGCGTGGTGGCGCCAGCCGTGACAGGGCTTTCTGCAGCAGCGCGAGAGCGCAGCATGCGGGCCCGCTCGAGGGTGTCGCGTCCTTCCTGCCGAAGAGCCCACGCTTCCATCGCGGCGTTGTCCTTGATCTGGCTGGCGTCGATCGCCCCCATCTGCGCAGTGTCGGTGAGGATCTCGAGCGCAGCACCCTCGGTGGCGTCGATGCCGCGCTGTGCAAACGACGCCCGCTGGCGGCCAGCCAGACGGCGGGTGCGCAATCCCTGCGCAGCCACAGCCTTCTGCCCCTTCTCGATCACCGACTGCCGACGCCACTCGGTAAGCTGGGCGTTGTTCTCGGCGACCGCGGCGTTGAAGTTCATCGCGTCGCGGTTCGCCCGGGAGCCCTTCGCTGCAGCAACAGCGGACAGGCCGACACCGGCGATGTTCGCGCCCATGCCCGCCGATGCCATTGCGCTGTTGTCTACGCCCATTTCAAGTCCTTGCAGAACAGCTTGCCGTACGGCTCGTACCCGAGTTTCTCATAGAAGGAGGCGGTGCTCTCGACCCGTAGCTCGGTTGATATCCCGGGGGTTATCCGCTCTGCACCAGCGTCGCGCGCCCACGCCTCCATCGTGCGCGCAAGCAGGACGGCGGCCCGGCCGTTCCTGTGCGCAGGGTCGACGTAGAAGGTCAGGTCTGTTGCACCGAGCGAGCTGCCGAACCAGTCGGCGACGATCATGCCCACGATCATGCCGACGAGCTTTCCGTTCAGCTCGGCGACAAGGACGCACGTCTGCCCGCTCTCGTCCCGCAGGAGTCCGTGCGCGAGCGCGCGAACCTTCTCCGGGTCGAAGGGCCGGTCCCGATAGTGCGGGCTCTCGGCGTGCAGGTGTGTGCCCATCTCGACGATGCGGTCGATGTCGGTGAAGGTGGCGAATCGAACCTTAACCACCGTACTGCAGCTCCGGCGCGATGCCGCCGACGGTCATCGGCAGCGGGTTCGTCATCTCGACCACGACCCGGGTGTCGGTCTCCCAGTCGCCATCGGGGGTGACCTCGAGCACGCCGGTCTGCAGCGCAGGCGGGGTGCCGAACGGCTCGCTGATCCGGATCGCAACCTCGCGCAGGGCGGAGTCGGAGGTGCCCACCTTCATCGCCCCAGAGCCTGTGACCCGCAGCCACACCTTTGCGATGTTCTTCGTAGAAGCCTGCCCAAGGGCTTCCACCTCCGCCACCGGCGGGAGCGTTTCAATCCGCTGGGTGTAGGGCAGCCCGACGATGATAGTGCTCGCCCCGGGCCTGCCCGCCTGTAAGGCAATCCTGCCGTTGGTGACGACCTGCTGCGGCTCGACCGCGCCGTCGGCGAGGATCGACACCGTCTTGCCTTCGAGGTGCCACAGCCCAGACAACGACGTGACCGCAGCTCCGAAATACTTGAGCCCGGCGTCAACGAAGAAGGAGTTGGCTTGCGTCTGCCGGCGGCGCGGCACCATACGCTCCACGTAGCGCACGGTGCGCCCGTTCACCACCCTGCGCACGACGACGTAGGGTATGTCCTCGTCACCCTCGGGGATGACCGCCACGGACTCGAAGAACCCGTCGGTGGTGTGCTGGTGCCAGCCGAGGACCTTCTGCTCCGGCACGTAGGTGAGCCCAAGCAGGACCCCATCCGAGCGCACGCACCACACTGTCGGGTGGGGCGCGACCGAGAAAGCCATCGACACGATGGTGAGCCCATCGAAGAGGTGAGGCGCCATCAGGCAGAGGTCGTCGGTGTTGTATGCCGCGCGCGTGTCTGCGTACATCAGCTGCCGGATCCTGCCTCCTCGAGCCTGCGCGTACAGGATCGACACGTTCGTCACCACCGGGGTGACCGGTGCCGCGCCGATAGCGCCCTGCTGCCGGGGGTCGATCGTTTCGTTCGACAGGATGTCACTGTTCGTGGTTTCCACGACCCACTCTGCGCTCGTAGTGAGCAGGAACAGCTTGTCCAGAGGAACGATGTGCTGAATCGTCGAGGCTTTCTGCGAGTTCATCCTGATCGAGATTCGATCGTCGTCCTGCGACGGGATCGAGTACGACATGTTCGACTCCGTCCCCGAGCGCGTCGCGCGAAGGCCGAGGCCGATGTTGTTTGTGCCGCCGAACCACCTCCGCCCTCTGAAGTAGCCGACGGCGCGCGGGTAGTTGTTCGCGCCAACGAACGGGTCGTCCGGGATCGGAGGGGTTACCGCGGTGTCCGGGGTGATGTTGTTGTCGGTAAACAAGCTACCGTCGGTCTGCCCGATGAAACCGTAGATGCCGCTGATCAGCTTGTAGACGTTGTACCGGATAGCTCCGGCCACGGCAGCCGGGGTGATGTGGTTGTGGTGCCCGGAGGTGGCGAGGTTGTTTGTAACTGACGCAGACGCTGAAGGCGACGACTCTTCGAGCGTCTCCGCTGCGATCGCTGTCGTCACATAGGTGTAGGTGATGCTGCCGCTGCCGCTGCCGGCGACAACCGTGGGTGTGCCCGGCGTCCCAATGGTGGGCGCGAAAGCGAGGGTGGACAAGGTCCAGTTGGTTGCACCGAGCCGGCGAAGCTCGCGCTGCTGGTAGCTCTGGTGCGTAATCGTCATCACGTCGTTCGACTGCGTGTACCGCAGCGACGACAGGTCATCCTCGGTGTACGGTGTTGCGATCTGGTAGACCTGCGCCGCGGTGCCGCCGCCGGTGTACGCAGGCAACCCCACCGTACTGATCGCGTTACCGTCCAGATCGGTCAGTGTGAACGAGGACGCACCGGTGCTGACCACGCGCAGCGCGCGCCCGTTCAGCACCGTCGGCCCGCCGATGCTGGCAAGGAACACCATCCTGCCTGTGGTAAACCCGTGCGCAGCGCCGGTGCCGAACACCGCCGGGTTGGCAATAGTGACGCTCGTGATCGCGACGGGCGTTTCGAGCACGGCAGCCCCGTTCGACAGGATCCGCATGTAGAGGTGGCCGAACTCCAGCATCAACGCCTGCGTCGGGTTGAAGATGAAGGGGATCAGGCTGACCTTGCGCGTGCTGTCGTGCGCCTCCACGCACATCTCCGTGCCGGGGCGAGAGGTGGCCGGGCCGTGCGGGAGGGTCACGCAGTTGCGGCACAAGGTAAGCCCGGTCTGGTGCGCGGCAAGGTCCACCCGCCCGCGCATCTCCTCCGTGATCTCACCCGCTGCGAATGACCGGAAGAGGCTCTTCACGAGCGAGACCTCAGATCGGCCGGGGTGAAGTTTGCGTAGCTGTCGCTGCTGCTCTGGTTCGCGTCGTCGACGACGGCCAGAGACCACTCGGCTTGAAACAGCTTCAGCTGCTCGATCGACACCTTGGCGCCCGGCAGGCCTTTGATCAGCGGGCCGGCCAGCAGGGACGACAGCCGCCTCGCGAGCGCGATGTCGAACGCCGCCGAGAAGCGTCCAGTGTTGACTACGTCGATCGTGTACTTGATCTGCGCGTCCGCGGTGTTGGTGCGTATGACCTTCGACCCGGTGCTCGACGCCTCGAGCGAGTAGGGCACCCGTTCGGTGTCGGAGGTGTAGCCTTCGGGCAGCACGGCACCGACCCGGAGCAGATTGTTCGGGGTGGCGTATGCGAACTCCCAGTTGGACACATCCTCGTCGGCGAACAGCACCAGCGCTTCGCGTCGGATTGTCCACGACCAGTTGTAGTCGGCACCGTACATCGCGCGCCGCGCGATCGGGTAGAACCGAGCGCACAGGTCCGACTCGCGGCTGCCGTCGGGAGGGGTGATGCTGGTGATCTGCACGGCGCTGCCGAGATTCGACAGGGCGATGTTGCAGATGTCGACCTCGCTGCTCATGCTCTCACCTCACAAAAAGCAGCCCCGCGAACGGGGCTGAAGGTCCTGCGGCGAATGTTCGTGCGATGCCGAGATCAGAGGATGTCTTCGGACTTCTTCTTGCTGGCCTTCGGCCGCGACTCGCTGACCACGACCTCTTCCGCTTCGACGATGGCGTGCTCGTTGTAGGGCTGGTCGAAGTCGAAGTCGAAGGTCTGGCCTTCTTCGATGACACGGCTGCCGTCGAAGATGCGTTGCAGTGCGATTGCCGGGCGGATGTTCGCCATGGTAGTTCCTTCTTACGTTGAGAGAAGCGGGGGCCGGAGCCCCCGCCGCCATTACACCGCCGCCGGGAGGCGGAAGCCGGACGGCATCGGCAGGTTGCGCTGGATCCCGATCACCAGCATCGCATCGATACCACCCGCGGTGTAGGTGCCGGTCGAGACGTACTGCACGGCAAGGAACCGCCGGTACGCGCCCGAGGGCAACTTCGTGCGGACGATCTCGGTGTTCGCCGTCAGACCCGCCGTCGCGACGACCTGCGAGAAGTGCGTCGTCGGGTTGCCGGTCATGCCCGGCGCCACGTCGGCGGACAGCAGGTTGATCGTGATGTTGGTTCCGCCGACGAACGCTTCGCCGACTCGAACGATAAGGATGGGCTCCGGGCCCACACCCCAGTCCCACGTCACGCCCGAGGCGACCGCGATCTGCGACAGATCGATCTGATCCGTCGAGATGTAGGTACCCGCGGCGCGGATGTTCTGCTGCCCGCCGTTGGTGGCAGCGGTCAGGCCGTCGCCCAGCGGGTTGAAGAGGTTTTGCCGATCGATGATCATGGTGTATCTCCTGTGCTGGGGACGTATTACGCCGGTACGACCGCTTCGGTGTCGAGGATCGCGTCGACGACGCGGACCGGGACTCCGAGGAAGGTCAGGGTGCCGCCGCCGCCCGCGTTGCCCGGGGACACGTCACCGTACTGCTGAATTGACGGCTGGATCGCGATCGCGTTCTGGGACTTGTCCAGAGCCTGAATCGCCATCGCGGTGTAGACAGCTCGCGAGCAGTAGATGCGCGGGGTGCACATGCCCGGGTTCGGGATGCGCGCGAAGGCACGCACCAGCAGCTTGGCGACGTCCGCGAAGCCGGAGGTTGCCAGCAGGTTGGCGACGTCCACGTTGCAGATGCGGACGATGTAGCGCCAGTCCTTGACGGCCAGACCGCACTTCCACTGGAACCGCTCGGCCTGCGCACGGAAGCGCGCCGCCGGGGACTGGTCGTCGAACGCGTCGATCACGCCCAGATCGTCCCGCACGAGGCCAGCCTGCGAGCCCTTCGGGAAGATGCCGTGCACGGTGTTCGGACCCCAGCCCACCAGCCAGATGGAGGTCTGCTGCGAGGCGACCGAGCCGCCCGCGTGGATCACGTTCACCGCCGCCGGGAAGCCAGACCGACCGCTGAAGCGGGGTGCGAAGCCGGTGAACCGCTCGGGGTTGATCGCGACGTTGCCGTAGATCAGCGTGCTGGCGAAGGCCTGATTCATGCCCTCGAGCTGGGCGATCGCCTCGGACAGCATGAACGCTGCCGAATTGCCGTTCAGGTCCGCGAGGTCCTTGTCGACTTCGTTGCGCGCTTCGAGCATCCCGCACGCGTCTTCGACCTGCACGCGAACCGACTTGCTCGGCACGACGCCGCGATACAGCTGGCGCCACGTCGGCGTCGGCAGGCCGGCGCGGATGGTCGACCGGTGGCCGGTCGGAAGGTTGCCCTCGATCCACGGCATGTCCGTGAGAACCGAGTTCTGCTGCGTGAGAAGTTCGGCGACGGAGGCGACACTGCCGTCCGGGTCGATCGAGTTTGCCCAATCGGTCAGCGTGATCTGACCACGTTGTCCAAGAATTGCCATGGTGTGCTACTCCTGAGAAGGGAGGGGGTTTACTTCATGTTCGGGTACAGCGTCTTGGCGTGGTCCCTCGACTTCGGGACCTGCGGCTGGCTGTCCGGGCCGATGCGCTTGCCTGCGACGAACCCGTCCTGCTTGAGCAGCTGCCCGACCTTGAAAGCGAACCGGATCATCTCGGGGTGGTTTCCCAGCCCCGTCTCGTTCAGGAAGGTCTTCAGCTTTGGGGAGAACGTCCCGATCGCTTCTTGCGCGACGGAGAGGTTTTCCTTGAACTGAGGGCCGCCGAACTCTGCGTCCGATTCCGCCTCCGTGGCCCACGTGGCGCGTCGCGCCTTGTCGGCCTCGAGCACGGTGTCCATCGCCTTCTGCACCGCCTGTGCGCCCATGCCGACGAGGGCTTGCGCCTTGTCGGCCGGGAGCTTCAGGGCCTGCGCTTCAGACCTGAACTGGCCGAGGATGTCCTCGTCCAGCGTCACGCCTTCGGGCAACTGAAACTCGTACTCGACCGGCGCGTCTTCCGCCGGTGTCTGAGGTGTGGCTGCTGGTGCTGCTGCCGGCGTCGGTGCTGCTGGTGCCGGTGCTACGTCACTCCCCGTCCCCGTCCCGCTGCTGTTCGGTTGAGCGTCGGTTCCGTTTGCGTCCGCCATTTACCTGCTCCTTGCGCATCTCCTCGTACCGTTCCGGGCAGAGGATGTTCAGTTTCCCCATCAGCAGCAGCCCGAGTTCTCTGCGCCCTTCACGACGTGCCATGTCGAGCGCGGAGGTGGAGAAGTTGCTATGGAAGACCCTGCATTCACTGAGCAGCCACCACATCCAGCGGCGACCGCTCGCATTCGACATCAGCAGCTTGAGGTCATCCCCCAGCACCCGCTCTTCGAGCGCGGCGGCCAGCTCGGCTTCCTGTGCCGAAGCGAACGCACCTGTCTTGTCGAACGCTGCCAGAAGATTCTCACTGCTCACGATGGTGATCCTACGCTATGGTTTTTTAATCGAGTGCACCGCTACGGCAGCACGCCCGGGGTTGTGTAGCCCTGCACCGCGCCCATCGCCTGCTGCAGCGCGCTGCCCTCTTGCGGCACGGCGCCCGCAGCGTCCTTTGCGGCCGATGCTGCGGCTGCCATCTGCTCCATCTGCGCGGCCTGCTGCGCGGCCTGCTCTTCGGCTGCGAGCCGCTCCTCGACCACGTCGTCAGGGATGATCAGTCGGGGGTCGATGCCGAGCATGGATGCGTAGCTGTCCACGCTCTCGATCAGGTCGACCTTGTGCAGCACGGTCGGCTTCATGCCTGCACTGGCTTGCACGTTCGCGATCGTGCCGACGTAGGTCATCAGACGGTCGATCGACTGAGTGCCGATCGCGCGCTGCGCCTGCGCGAGCATGCTCACGAACTCGACGTTGACCTCCTTACCCTCCAGCTCCCTCGGGGGTGGGGGCAGCATGCCGGCTTCCATCTGCCGGGCGAAGGTCGACTCGATCAGTCCTCGCAGGCACTCGCCATGCAGACGCTCGAGCACCGGGCCGAGCATCAGCAACTTCTCTTCGTTGCGGGCTGCGATCTCGTGCGCAGTCACGTTCGACCGATCGTCCATCGAGATCATCAGGAACAGGTCGGTGTAGAAGTTCTGGTCGATGATCTTGCGCAGGTCCTGCACGTCGAGCAGCATCGCGTTCAGGTCGAGCTTGACGTCCCACGCGCTCTTGATCACCTGACCCGGGCCTGCCATGTCGACGTAGTTCACGCCGCCCGGGAGTGTGCGCACCGGGTTGTCCTTCATCGACGCGGGCACCTGCAGCGGAGGCTTGACCATGTAATCGATCGCCTGCGCCTTTCTCAGCTGGTGGTGCTGCAGCCGCTCGACGTGGCCGAGCACCTCCATGCCCGGGCTCGTGCCGTACACGTCTCCGCCCAGCACGTCCCACCGGGCGCAGACCACGGGGAACCGTTTGTACCCGCGCTTCGCGAGCAGCTTGTCGGTGTCCTGCGACAGCTCGAAGTAGCACGAGGCCCACTGCATGCCGGCGCCGCCGAGCTGGCCTTGCCGGTCCGACCAGTGCCGAGGCTGGATCACCTGCACGACCGGCACCCACGAGTGGATGCCGCGCCCATCTTGGTAGAGGGAGCGGACCGTCTGGCTGCAGTTCTCCTGCCCGAACTCGAGGAACATCTGGCCGACGGTCATCTCGAACTCGCGCATGAGCAGCGTGACGTTGCCCTTGTCGTCGGTCGCGACGTAGAACTCGCCGGTCGGTATCGGGTGGCACGAGACGACATCCTCGTAGTCCTCCTTGATCACGATCGGCGCGGTGCCGAAGGTGCCGATCGTGTCGTACATCTGCCCGAGCGCGCGGTACGTGTTCGACCGGGCGAAGATGTTGCGCTGCTGCTGCGTCACCAGCTCGAGCCACTCCTTGACCGGCTGGTACTCCATCAGGTCTTCGTCGTCGATCGCGAGCTTGTGCCACGGGCGGGCCGGCGAGGACATGCCGGCCACGAGGCCGGCGGTCAGGATCCTGCGCGCACGCGTCGCGTACGGGTCGAGGATCTTGTTGTAGTCGGACTTGCGATCGCCCCGGTTGCGCTCGGTGCGCTGCATGCGTGCGCCGCGCACGAACATGTTGTCGGAGACCTCGCGGTACAAGGCGTCCCAGCTCGACCTCTCGGTCTTCAATGCGCCGAGCAGCGACATGTAGTCGCTGTAGCTCTTGTACATCCGAGTGCTGTAGTCCATCAGCCGCCCAGCAGTGTGTTCTTGCCGAGGATGCCCGCGTCGAGCTGGACGCCCGCAGGCCCGGTCAACAGCGTTTCGGCCGGCGCGGCGCCGACACCGGCCGTCGTCTTCTGTTTTTTCTTCATGCTCGCACGCTCCGGGGCCTTCTCGGCCGCGGACGCCGGAGGCGGCTCAGGTGCGACCGGTGCCGCCGGGGTGGGGGCGCCGCCCTTGTTGGCCTGACTCGCACCGTAGGCTGCCGTGGCGCCGGACACAGCTGCACTGATTGCCATGATGGTGGCGGCTTCGAGGCCCATAGCTATCCCCTGCCCTTAAGAAAGTCGAGCGGATTGTAGTCACCCCCCTCGTCAGGGAGTGCACGCTGTGGGAATTGCTTCTCAACATCGGCACGCTTCGGGGTGTCGATCATGGCGAGGCATATCGCGCTGCCGTAGTCCGGCGACCGGCCGAGCTTCTCGATGATCTCCTCGCGCGACTGCACCTGAATCGTCTTGCCGATCACCTTCCACTTCGGGGTGCACAGGTCGAGCAGCAGCCGCTTGTCGGGTGGCAGCGCGATGCCGTTGTTCGCGAGCGGGTCCAGTGCCTCACGCACCTTCCACCACAGCTGCGACCGCAGGTTCGAGAACGACAGCAGCCCCGACTTGTCGAGCGCGTTGGGGCTGTTCGAGACGTTGACGCCGATCACCTGCTGCCGCAGACCGCGCAACACATCGAACGGGCTCGAGCCCACGCCGATCACGTCGATGTGAATCGGCGCTGCGTTGCGCAGCTTCGCCAGCGCGAGGGCTGCGGTGGTCTCGCCGTCCGGCGTCTCGGTTCCCGGGTACACGGTCAGCTCGTCGAACCACATCCCGTGCCGGGTTGCGATGACCGTGTTGTCCCGGCCACCGCGCGCCACGTCGAGGCCCATCGACGACATCGGCGGGCGGGGCTCGAGCTTCTTCCACCGGGCCATCGCGATCTCCACCCACTCGGTCGGGATCACCTGCTGCGGATCGTCCTCGGTGCCTGCGTTGAAATCGCCATACAGCATCTGGCTGCGCAGCGGCTCGGGCAGTGCCTGTAGCTGTGCCATGTAGTTGGTCCCCTTGAGGTACGCGTTGTCGCCGACCTTGGCCGGGATGAAGGTGCGCGACTGCGGGATGATCAGCTCGCCCCGGTCGTGGAACTGCCGGCCGTCGCTGACCTCGGTCTCGACTCCGCGGATCATCGCGAACCAGCGCAGCTCGCCGGGCTTCGCCGGGTTCGGGTGCTTCGGGTCGAGCCACGGTGCGAAGTAGGCCACGATCCACCGGCCCTCGACCGTGGTCGGCGGGTTGAACAGCATGAGCGTCTGCGTGCGCTGCAGCGGGTCGACAGAGCGCACCCAGCCCATCAGGAAGCGGACCTGAGCCTCCATCATGTTCGCTGCCTCGTCGAGCACCAGCAGGTCCTTCGCTCGACCCTGATACTTCTTCTCGTCGCCCGGGTTCGGGATCGAGCAGAACTCGATCAGCCGGCACTTGCCACCCGGTGCTCGCCAGATCGGCGGCTTGCCGCCGAGCCCGCTGCGGTGGCCGAGGATCTCGCTCAGTCGATCGATCGCACCGGTCAGCTCGGTCCCCTCCTTGCGGAAGAACGCGACCACCTGATGCTGGGTCAGCGACTTGCCGAGCGCGAGGTCGGTCTTGCCCCCGCCAGCCGCGCCACCGTAGCCGATGACGTCTGCCCTCGACTCGTACGCGAGCTGCTGCGGTCCGGCCTGCGGAACCCACAGCGGCAGCGGCACCTGCAGCAACCTCTCCAGCTCCGCCTTCTCATCCGGCGAGAGGTACCGGATCAGGTCCTGAATCTCTGCCGGGCTCACAGGATGTCGTCGATGTCCCGCCGGCTCGCGGCCAGACGCAGCAGTGCCGCGATCTTCGTCGCCGCCTCGTCAGCGGTCACGGTCTGCGTGATCTCGCCGCTCACGTTGACGTTGTCACGGTACTTGCCGGGGCGGTGGGCCTTGAGCAGCAGCGTGGCGAGCCCGTCGCTGTACTCCGTGATCTCGGCCACGATCGCGCCGTTCTGCACCACAGGCCGGCCCTTGTAGCCGACGAACGCACGCCGGTGCGCCTCCTCCTCCATCCGGTCGACGCCCTCGTCGATCGCCTCGGCCCACTCGGCTGCGAAATCCTCGTCGGCCTTGCGCGCACGGTCGGCGGTTGCCGGAGAGACGCCGGCCAGCCGGCACGCCCGGCTCACGTTCGGGACGACACGCAACGCCGCGAGGAAGGCCTCGCGGGCGTAGGTGTCGAACTTGCCGGTGCGTCGCGGCTCGAAGTCTTGCGGGTCCATGGCAGGGCGAACCTTGCGGGGTGCACTCCCTGCCTGTCGAGCCCCCGTTTCCGCAAAACGCTCAGGAACGCGCAGGAGGCGCGATCTTTTCGGGGTGGTACCCCAGCCTCACCTTGCTCCCGATCGCCTCTCCTGCGCACGCCTCGCAAGCCGGAGGGGCATTGGCGAGCCGCCGGTCAGTCCCTCCAGACCTCGCGGCGGCAGATCCGGGCAATTCCGGTCTTCGACAGGCCGAACGCGGAGGCGAGGGCGGAGTACGGCCAGCCGGCGGCGTGCATCTCGCGGATCAGGTCGACGACCCACCGACGGCACCGAGCGTTCGGGTTCGCGGCACCCCGAAGCCCAGACCTGCCGGGGGCGGTCTCGAACCGAAGGTTTGCAAAATCTTGCAAGCGCAGCCCGGTCGGCGGGAGCGTGTAATTTTTTACATGAATCTTGCGGGGGGTCTGGTGCATCGGCTGTCTCCCTCTCACCTGCTCAAAAGGCTCTCTGTAATGCCCGACACCACCCCTCCCTAAAGGGAGGGGGTGTCGTGCAAAAATTTACAGACGTGAAAAATGGCCGTCTCAGGAGCTTGTTGAGCCAAATGAGCCACTGAAAAACCGCGGCTCATTAAGCTCTTGACCGGCTCATTAAGCATCTGGCTGACACTTCCTGACAGCAAACTTACGTAATTTTTTACACACTGCAAAAATTTACAGGATGTCATCGACCCCAGCCCCCCTCTCCGACCTCGCCATCACCGGTCCCTGCAGGTGGTACTCGCCGTCCTCGCGGTACACCGCACCCTCCTCCACCAGTGCCGCCACAGCCCGGGTCAGGTTCTTGCGGGCCACACCGGGCACGTACCGGGCCGCCTCCTCGATCACCGCCGAGGACGTCGTCGCCGTGCGGTGCGCGCGCAGGTACTCCACCGCATCGAGGATTGCCTGCTCCACCTTGCCGCGCCGCACCTTGACCACCTCCCGCCCCGGCGCGCTCAGGTCGTACTCGACCACGCACGATGTGAGCAGGTCGCCGTCCGCGTCAAGGCCCACCGTGACGGGCTCGAGCCGGAACTCGAACTCCGCCCCATCCTCCCCGTCCTTGAGCTTCGTCACCCGCGCCGATCGACGCTCACCCTCCCGTATGACCTCGATCTCCACATCGGCCGCACCACGCATGCCAGACCAGCCACGCGAGCCCTTGGACGCGTCCTTGCCGGCGTGGTGGACCAGCATCACCATCCCGTTGAACGCAGCCCCGATCACCCGGCAGTGCTCGAGCGCGAGGCCCACATCGGTCGAGCTGTTCTCGTCCCCGCCAGCCGTCACCTGCGCGAACGTGTCGAACACGATCAGGTCCGGATCCCCGTACGCCCGGATCGACCGGATCAGATCCTGCACGTCCTCGGCCGACAGCAGGCTCGGTGTAGACCCGATCACGCCCAGCGAGACCGTGGACAGGTCGATCCCGTGCTGGGTGGCGTACGCCTGCAGCCGGTAGCGCACCCCGGCCTTGCCCTCCGCCGCCACGTACACCGCGCGGATGCGCTCGGTGCGCCTGCCGTTCCACGCGAGCCCCCGGCAAGCCGCCAGAAGCATGTCGAGAACGAAGAAGGACTTGCCCGCTGTCGACTGCCCGTACACAACGCCCAGATCGGCCCGAGGGAGCACGCCCTTGATGATCCAGCTCGGAGGGCTGCCGGCGGAGAAGACCGCGGCCTGCTCGACGTGGAAGCGCGCCCTCTTGGCGGTTACCTCAGGCAGCGCGTCGTCGAGCATGTCCTCGGTCACTCGCTGCCCCTTCCAGCCCGCAGCTGCCGCGTCCCGGAGGATCGTGGCTGCGGTGATCGGGTTCGGGCCGTCGCTGCGGATGTAGGGCCACACCTCGTTGTCGAGGAAGTCCGGGTCGTACTTGCTGCTGCGGCTCGACCACTCGTGCACCAGATCGAGGCCGACATCGCCCACCGCGTGATGCACGCCGAAGACGTAGTTGCGCCAGCGGTCGTAGTCGACGTCCTCGTTCGGGATCGACAACAGCGCGTCGCGCAGCATGTCGAGGCCCGGAGCATCCACCGGGTTGCGCGTGCGCTCAGGCTCGGGCGGGGCGATCGGCACCGGGGCGCTCACCTGCCACGGGTCCTCGGTCAGCAGGGCCGAGGCGGTGCCACCGCCCATCGGCAGGATGAACATCGACCCGAACCTGTCGGGGGCGACGCTATCCTGCTTCGGGAAGACCTCTACCTCGCCCTGTGCAACACCCTTCGTGCCCGGGCGCAGCCCGACAGCGTCGAGGCAGGATGCGAGCTGCACCCGCACGCTCCTCGCGTCCTGCGGCACGTCCCAGATGATGTACAGGTGCAGCCCAGACCCGCCAGAGGACTTCCAGCCGGTCGCGTGCATCCCATGGGCGGCCAGCTCGTCACGGATGCGGCGGGCGGTGGCGAGCATGTCGGGCCACGGGGTCTCGCCCTTGTGGCTGTCAAGATCCAGCAGTGCCACGCGGGTGGTGTTCGCACCCGGTGAGATAGGGCATGCACCGCACAGCTGCTCACCGGCGAAGTGGGCGTCCATCACAGCAGCGGTGATCGGCTCGCTCAGGTGGCCGGGCTTGCCGTCGGTGCGGGTCCAGTGGTGAGAGGTGCACACGCGCATGAGCAGCGGCGCTATCGGGTGTTGCGACATTGGAACTCCTCAGTGGACGGTGGCAGCGACGACTGTGAGGTATCGCTCGCCGGTGAGCCTCAAAGTGAAGTAGCAGTTCGGTTCGTAGGTAAGGCCGAACTCGGCCGCGACCATCGCGAGATAGGTTGGCGGCATCTCCAGCTGCGCGAGGATGTAGCCGGTGCGCTTTTCTTCCGCGTCGAGATGCGCGGCGAGATCATCGAGCATCGAGGTCACTTCGTCTCCACGTAGGTTGCGACGTACCATTCGCGGTATCCCTCCCGCCACAGCCGCAGACGGTAGGCCGCAATGTGCTGCACCGCCGTCGGCGCAACCTGCTCGTCGGGAGGCGGCGGGCGCCAGTCGAGAGGGAAGCATGCCTGCGGAACGTGCACACGAAGGACGTCAGGCACGTACCCCTTGTAATGCTTGACCTCCCCGTCGTGCGGGCCACCTTTGAATCGCACCTCCCAGCTCATTTCTTACCCCTTGCTCGGATAGCGGCGGCAATGGCCTCGGCATGTGCGTTATAGCCAATCCATCGCGCCTGTTTTTCCGCAGCAACAGCGCACGCTTCGCGCTCTGCGGTTACCGCTGCCTGCATTTCCTCCAGAGTCTCCAGAATGACGTGGTAGTCCTCAAGCAAGTCATTGAAGCGCTCGCGCTCTGCTGCGGCAACAAAGGCGGCGAAGCGTTCAAACGTGGCCGTACCCACGTTGTAGAAAATGCCCCAACGCGGGTCGAACTTTGCGCCCGCCGCCTTCGCCATCTCGATGATCTCGTCGCGGGTCATTTCGGCTCCTTCACGTCGGGCAGTGGGGTCCAGCAAAGCCAATCGTCGCCCTCGTTGCCTATGTAGCGAAACTCGCCGTCTCCCCACCAAAACACTTCAGTGCCGCCGTCATGCTCACTCGCAGGCCGCAGCGTCGTCAGCCGCGCCAGTTCGGCACGGGCTTCGTCGCGCTCTACCTCTATCGCAAGGGCTGAGTTCTCCCATTGCTTCGCTTCGATCAGGGCTTCGTCGCGCTCTCTTTCCGCTTTGTCGCGCTGCGCTCTCACGTTGACGAGTGCTTGATGCGCGTTGTCTAGGCGGATTATTTGCGTCTCGACTAAGGCACGGGCTTCGTCGCGCTCTTTCAGCAGCGACTGAATCTCGCGGAACTGCTCATGGATGCGCTCTTGTGCGGTGTCGTGATCGTGGATGGCTTCGTCGCGCTCTTTGCGCAAAGCCGCAACTAACTGGCAAGAAAAGTTTTCGTATGAATCAAATTCTTTTCTCAAATCGGCGGTGGCCTGCTCGACGGCATCGGTTGTGTACTTTCGGATGGCGTTGTACTGGTCACAGTCTTGGATGCCGTGATACAGGTCAAACGGCATGTTCGGCAGCTTGATCGGCTCACTCATCGTTGCCCCCGATCTTGTGTGCGCGCTCGATGGCGCGGGCGAATTGAATCTGACCGGCAACGCTGTTCAAACAATTTGCGGCGATGTCCCAGATCTCCTCATCCGTCAGCGGGCGGCGGGTTGGTGAGTTGCCTTGAGGCGGCGTGGCGAGGAACACTGGGCATCCCGGCTCCATTGCCTTGACTTCCGAGACCATCTTCAGCAGCTTGAAGTAGGCTTCTCTGTAGGCTCGCGCTTCGTCGCGCTCGGCTTCCAGCCGCACAGTTTCCGCGCACAGGGCCTGGACAGTACCGGCGCGGTTTTCTAACCGCTCGGTCGTCGCGGACAGTTCGGCCCGCAGCCTCTCGACCTCGGCATGCAACCGGCGCAGTTCGGCGGCGGCTCTTGCCCAGTCCATAAGGGGCAAAGATGCTCCCGGACGAATTGCTTTTTCGATGGCACGCCGCCACAGTGCTTCAGGTTGCTTGATCGGCTCACTCATTTCGTTGGCTCCTTGGCGCGGTAGAGGGGGATCTCAACGTCGTGCGGAATGTGCGCACCCATGCCGGTCTTGGCAAACTCTACTGACCTCTTCCGGGCGATAACCGTGTCTTCCGCCACAAGGCAGCCCTCGTACTGAGCTGCGAGGGCGCGGATGGCGTGACCGGCGCTAATCTTTCCGGGCGGATGGAACTCGTCCGCCATCCGTGCACACTGCTCGATCACTTGGGAAATGGGAATGGTCACGGCTTCACCCCGGCAGCAGCGTCGATCGACTCTTCGCACGTCATGTCGGGCGAGGCTTTCCAGCACATGGTCCACACCACGTGCTGGTCCGTGACCACACCGTTGACCTCGGTCCGGCACTCTTCCCCCATCACCCTCGCGTGAAGCTCGAGCCAGTTCCAGCGGCGCTCGAACACACGCAGCTCGATGACCGCCCCGTGCAGCCTCACCCGTTCGGCCCGGTCTTCCCACGCTGCGGCAACGCCCGCCTCGAACGCGTTCTGGCTGTTGAAGATCGCCTCGCTGAACCACTCGGCCGCCAGCTGCACGTCATCCTTCATCACCCGCTGCATGGTCCGGTAGCCTTGACCCCACTCCCGGTCGTACTCCCGCTGCTTGAACTCGGCCAGCAGCCGCTTCAGTCCCTTGATCATGTTGATCTCCTTTTCCGTTGTTGGTTCACTGCGTTGGTCACCTCTTCGAGGTGGTCCGGGTTCACGCACTGCCGGTTCCAGCAGCGGTGGTCTACTTGCATCCCCCTCGTGACTGGGCGGGCCTTGCCCAGTACGAAAAATACGTGGTGCGCGTACAGCTGAACGTGATCCCCGGTCGCGGGGTGCTTGATGTTCAGCTTGCCGTAGCCCTTATTGTTGCGAGCCCCGGTCCAGTAGACGCAGCCGTTAGGCTGCGCCTCCACGTTGCGGGACAGCCGGGCGATGATCTTCTCTCGATTCGACCGCACGTACCGCTGCAGCCAGTCGAAGATCAGCTCGCCGCGCTCGCAGCCCAGCTGCCCCGCTGCCATCAGGCGAGCCTCCACTTCTCGATCGTCCCCTGATCCATCGGGCCCCAGACCACATCGCGTACCGTGACGCCCTCGAACACGGTGCCGGACCGCAGCTCGACGTCCACCTTGTCGGCAGAGCGCAGGCCTCGGGGGTACTCCCCCTTTCGGATCTGCGCGGGGCTGCGGGGCCACCACGGACCGTCCCAAGGCATGTCGCGCAGCAGCTCGTTTGACTTCAGAAGC